ATTTCTCCTGCCATAGTTTTCTCCTTCCCGGGAGCGGCCCGCAGGCCGCCCCCTATTCCTTTACATCGAGCTCGTCGGGGACACTACAGTGGCCGAAGCAGCTACCCTGTAGTTGTCCGTGGTATTGGTCACCGGCGCTTCCTTGCCGTTGTATTTGATCGCGATGACTTCCACTCGCGACGGCTGCGTAGCGCGATGTACACGCACACTGTGCCATCGCCTTAGTGGCTTCTGGACATCCAGCACGATCACTTGGCCATCGTTGCCAGTCGTAGTAGTGATTTTGCCCGCGAAGGCATAATCCGTGTCCAGCTGGTAGTACGTTCCACCGCTGGACGATGACTCCCATGCCTCCAGACCTACATCACCTACAGCCGTCAAAGTATCGACAAAGCCAAGATACAACAGTGAGTCATATCCCTGCATATCCACCAGCGCGAGACTGGTGGTATCGGTCGAGAGCGCCGTTCCCGTGGTATCAATATGCACCACTTCAAACTTGGCGCCCGCCAGCAAATTCATGGACATCTCATTACTCCTTCCTTGCCTTACGCAAGCTTCACACGGACGAATGCCTCTTCGACAACAGGCATGCCATCGACTTCCTTGCGGATGATGTAACCGTTTTCGTTGGTTTCGGCATACAGCTCTGTAAGCACCTGAATCGTAGTGCCGAGAGCATCCACGATCCAATACCGAGAGAAGTCCCCTATGATGCCCACATACAAGCCCGTGTTGAATGTATTTGGCGCATATCGACTCATGCGCAGCGGCGCGTCCAAGATGGTATCGCCACGATCATTCGCCAGACCGGCGCGCCAGATGTACTGACCCTCACCGTCCTTGAGCTTGCGGATCTGCTTGATCGTATCCTGGTGGAAAATCCACACCGCCTGCGGCCAGTAGCCGTCCTTCAGGGTATACTTCGCTTCGATGAGTCCATCGGCCTTGACTTCCGTGGTCGTGTTGCCCGTCGAGACATCCTGCCCAGTATCGATACCGAGCGCGCTCGCGACAAACACACCCAAAGGTTCGTTAGAACCGGAACCGTTCAGAAATGCGTTCTCTTCGACAGCTCCAGCCTTGTGAGAGAGTGAATCCTTAACGATCCCCTCGGCGTCCACGCCAGGCGCCGCAACCAACGTCTTGCTGATTTTGGCCCGACGCGCCATAGGATGAGGAATCATCAGCCGGCGCCCGAACGGCTCAGTCGTGTCCGCCGATCCAGTCAGAAGCTCGGCCGTGAAGGTCAGATCGCCAAGCTCACTATCCATGCTCGGAGCATACATGCTCGAACCCCGAGGAACAGTGAACGTACGTGCCGCAGATCGAACCACGAAAAGATTGCGCTGCATGGTAATCATCTCGCTAAGGAACGTCGGCGTCACGAGATAGCCACCACCCGCGTCCTTGTCCACCTGGAGCGCACGGAACTCGGTCTCGCTGCCCGTCGCATAGTAGCGCTGCACGGCCGCCCGATACTCAGCCCGGCTGGTTAGTTCTCCACTACGCGCGCCTTCCGGCTCAGGCCGGATAGGCTCGGTAATCGTGACTTTGAAACCGTCTTCGATCTCCTTCATCTTGGCGACGCGCTTCTCTTCCGTTTCCACTTCGGCCGCGAGCTTGTCGATCTCGGCATCCATGGCATTCCACTGTGCCTGCTCTTCGGCCGAAAGGTCCCGCTTCTCGGCGTCCGCCTTGTCATTCAGCGACTTCATCTTCTCCCAGATTTTGCGCCGCTGAACCCTCTTCTCGTTTATGGTCATGCGTTTACTCCTGTAGTCTCGAAAGTTTTCGCGAGAAGTCCAATTTTGCGTATCCGTGAGTGGTGAGCTACGCCCGGCTCCTGAGAGTGGGATGCTTCCGGCTCTGGCCGAGTGGGATTTCCCGGCTCGGGTTCCAGTGAACGCAAATGCTCTCGCACTGCTACTGATGTTTGTTGGTATGCCGGATATGTGACCGGCGATACGTCCAACAGTTTTACCTCATTCAATTCCCGTAAAGGCTCCTTGGGATTGCTATCATTCCAGGTGGTTTTGACAGCATGGAAGGCAAAGGACATCTGGTCCACATCCCCGCGCTCGATTGAGCGCATAAGGTCTACCGCCCACGAGGTCTCCGGCGGATCGATCTCCACCATAAGCCCGCGTTTGTCCTCTTCCAGCCTCAGCGTCCCGCTTTTGATACGGCCGAGAACATACTTCGGATCGTGGTTCCAAAGGGCATGTACGTCCGATTCTTTGAGCGTTTTCTGGAAAGCACCAGGTTTCACCATTTCACGCCAACCGCCCATATCCATGGACTTTTTCTCAAACACTGCAGCGTATCCGACAATCTTCGGTTTCTTGCCCTCTTCTTTCGCTATCCGTAATTCACTGAATATTGACCGCCGCTCAATTTCATCGTTCATGTAGTGCTCCCCGCAGGCTGTTGCCCAAGCAACTCTCCAGCCTTCTCGATTGGTATCCAGTTCGCTGGTACGAAATACCCTTGACCATTCCCATCCGGTATCGGATTCATGTTCTCCAGTTCTCGTACTTCATCCGCCGATAGTGCCCCGATCTCTCGTGCCGTCCGGTAAGCTGTCCATCGTGCCACAGCATTTCCACGCAAAAGCCCATCAACCAAGAACTCCCAGAAATAGATACCCTGATCCTCCAGCGGTAGCAGTCTCATGTTGAGACTCTGCTCCCACCTCACAAACCAAGGTCGCATGGTGTAGACAACAAACTCTATTGCCTGCTCCTCGATATTGGAGAACGTCGCCCGTTCCAGATCGCCCACCATATGCGGAGGTGTGCGAAACATCGCCGCAACATCCGTCCTGTTAAACTTCCGCGTCTCAAGGAATTGCGCCTGCTCTGGCGCAATCGACATAGCCTGCCATTCCGAACCCTGCTCGAGAATCGCAGTCCGATGCTTCTTGCCCCATCCGTGCGCATCCTCCCAGCTCTGCTGCATGCGCTTCTGCGCCGCCAGGTCCTTGAACACTCCCGGCATCTTGATGTATCCCGATGGCGCCGCTGCATTCCCAAAAAACTCCGCGCCGAACCGCGCTGCCGCAACATTCGATCCCAACTCCTGGGCCTTTACAGTAATGACATCGTAGCCCTTGATACCGTCCCATCCGAGTCCCGGAATGTGCAGCACGTCCTCGGCAGGCAGTTCTATCTTCTTGTCTTTCGTCTGATACGCGTAGCGCCGGATTCCATCCTTGCGCTCAACGTCCATCCGTTCGGGGTCCAGCGGCCATAGTTGCTGCGGATAACCATCACCGCCACGTACGATCTGTGAATACAGATTACCCCGGAGCAGCAAATGTCCCTGTCCCTGCTCACGCCACAGAAAGGATGTCTGTTCTGTGTTCGGCGCCGTGCGCAGCAGATCATAGAGCGGATGCTCTACTGCCCGCTCCTTCCCACCATTCGGAAGCCGTCGGTAAAGAATGAGCGGCAAACTGGCCAGCGTTTCCGTAATCAGCCGCACACATGCCCAAACCGTGGTGATCGCGATACTCGAATGGCGGTCTACATCGATCGCCGACCATGATGGCTCACCCATCATATAGCGCGCCAGGTCCGCTTGACTCACCGGCTCACTGCGACTGCGACGAAACAAGCGACTCAGAATACCAACACGCTCACCCAAGGCTTAGAATCCCTCGTTCGTTGTAGACCGAACCCTCATTTCGGAGCGCCCGGTCCAGCCCCATGATGAGCGCCACCATCCCGTCGATGCGCTCTCTCGACTTCACTTTGTTCGGCTTCAGGTTACCGGCCGGGTCCTGGTCAACGACCAGGTTATCAGCCATCCACCTGAGCACAGGATTCCCGCCATGCCGCAACCGTTTCTCCAATACAAGCTTCAAGAGCTCGCTTGTTGGCGGGCTCATATCGCGGAACCCTTGGCCAAACTCCACTACTTCAAAACCATCCTCCTGGAGATACTGTATGATCTCCGTCGCGCCCCAACGGTCGAATGCAATCTCGCGGATGTTGAACTCCTCGCCCAACTCCTCAATCCGCTTCCGTATCCACCGATAGTCGATGACGTTTCCGGGTGTCGCCTGGATGAATCCGTCCTCAACCCATCGGTCGTATGGCACGTGATCCACACGACTCCGCTTTTCCACAGTAGCTTCCGGCACAAAGAAAAACGGCAGTACATCGAAACAGTGCTCATCATCTGGCAACACCAAAACGAATGCCGCCAGATCATACTTCTTTGCCAGGTCCAGTCCCGCATATGCTCGCTCGCCGGCGAGGTCTTCCCGGAACACTTCTCCAGCCGCGGCATCCCATGAACTCACGTCAAGCCATCGCTCGTCCTGCCGCGTCCACTGGTTCAGATACAGGCGGCGGAAAGTATTCTGAAGCGCCGGCGTCTGCTTCGCTCGTTCGCAAAACGCCCGCATCTCCTCGATATCCCGGAAGTCACCCAACGCCGGGTTCGCTGCCTGCCAAATCGTCTCATCCGTCCAATCCGCGTCATCGGGTGCCGCATAGATCACGGCATAGAACGTCGGGTCCACAATGATACCCTCGAGCACCTTCCGCGCGTACTCGTGTATCTCCCAGCAGATGGAGTTGCGATCCCATCCCGCTGTCGTAATGGCCACTACAAGCGGTTGGCGTCGCGTGCCTCCGCTTGTCGTCAGTACGTCCCATAGCTCCCGAGATGGTTGCGTGTGCAACTCATCGAACAACACGCCATGTGCGTTGAAGCCGTGCTTCGTCGCATGCTCCGCGGAAAGTACTCTATAGAAGCTCTCTCCGTAGATCATGCGCTTGGTGCTCGGAATGATCTTCGCCCGCTGCGATAGCGACGGCGATTGTCGCACCATGGAAGCCGCAACCTCGAACACGATGCCGGCCTGGTCCCGGTCTGCCGCAGCGCTGTAGATTTCTGCGCCTTGCTCGTCATCCGCGAACAAAAGCTTGTTGGCTATGGCCGCAGCCAACTCGCTATTATGCGTCGGGACCAAATCATACCCAGCGAGGTACATTCCGCCTTCAACCTGTATGCACCTGGTAAAAACGCTCGGTATCTCTTCTATGTCAGACACCTGTATCGTNATGGAACGCGTTGCCGTCCTGGGCCGATCCGGCAATCGTTCCGTCTTTCTCTCCAACCGGAAAGGACTGTCGTTTCTCCATGCGTTGAAACTGACCCGATACTTCGGACCGCAATCCATTCCATTCAACATCGCTCTACCTGTGGTGAGCGAAGCCTTCCAACCAAGAGAACGCGCCAAGAACAGCGTCGATTCGGCAAGTGTCAACTTCGTAGAAGTGAACTCGACGCGCGGACAGCCATTCCCTAAACAGACGCATCCATCAGTATCAAGAAGGCCGGCCAGTAAGTCCCGTCTCTGCTGTTCAGATCCAAGAAGATAGTCCGAAGGAACATGCTTGTTACCGATTACACCAAGGGAACCAAGACTTGGCTTCAAACCCAGAAACCCAATCGTCGATGCAGCACCACGCTTATAGACATAGCTGGATTGATATCCAGCCGCCCTCACCGCATCATGAATTTCGCAATCGGCACCCGTTATCTCTGCCTTCGCCGACGATCCGTCGCCAAGCCATACCCCGAGGACATATGGGTCCACAAGCAAACAGCGATCGGGCAACTGGACTGCATCAGGCACTGGAACCGAATAGCGTCGCTCCTTGTGTGTTGCCCTCGAGCCGACTCGATATCGTCGGGCAACAGTTTCTGTGTCAACTGTAACGAAACGTTCGAGATACCGGTCAAACAGTCGCCACTCATGATAGGCGTCCGCTGCGACCGTCCTACCGTCCGACAACGTCACCCTGTAACATCGGTTTCCGGTAAAGACTTCCGAAACACCAAACACCGCAACGGGCATTCCGTCCGGCGCGAACACCTCGTCTCCAGTAGAGATGGACTCCATGGTGCTCCACCCTTTTGTGGTGAGCATCGGAGTTCCTATGGCCAACGCCTTCCCGTTTTTCCTCGGTATCTCGATATATACTGTCCGATACTGCCGCGCCCCATCCGGCCGGAGCGTGCCGAATATGTCGCGTACGATCTTCTCCTGCTCCCGCCGAAGGTTGAAAGGCTGCCCTTTCCATTCGCCCTTGGTATGCCTGAGCTTGTTGATAAACCGTACCGCACGTTCTGCAGGGTCCATCATCCGCCAGTGCCAGATATCAGATCGCCCATCTCATCATTCGACATCTCCGCAGGGAGCACCAGCCGAGCCCTCGCAGAAGGTGTAAGCCCAAACTCCCGCGCCTGCTGCCGCAATTCCCTGACGTATTCGAGCGCCCTCGATACTGGCACCTTGGTGCCCTTCTGTGTCTCCGCTGCCCGCCACCTCGCCCACGTCTGGCAATAGGCCGCGAACTGTCCCCGGTCAAAATGCGTGAAAAGCCGACTCGCTACCAAATACGGCACCAGCCGTCCCCATTCCGCCTTCGCTTCCGGCAGTAGCCAATCAGGACAATCCGGCGTCCCGGCCGGCTCCCTGACCTCCTGTTCGGGTTTAGGAAGCTTCCGTTTCCCCTTGTTTCCTTCCAGCCGCACCAACGCAAGCGGCTTTTTCATCCTACCCATGTGACCAACCCCAAATGCGGGCGCGCGCGTGAAAG